TATATTTCCCATATATTTTATTAATAATAATAAAAATTTTTTATTAATATTAAGTTATTTATTAAGTTAATTATTTTGTAAATCTTCTATTTTTTTACTAAGTAATAAAAACCAAGATTTTACTTTTTTTTCTAATGAAGTTATTTGTTTTGATAAATCTTTCAATGTAATTTCATCAATACTATTTGTTTGTTTTAATTTACTGAATATATCTAAATTATCTTCATCTAAGCCATCTAATACTGATTCTTCCCAAACAATTGTCTTACTATTATTATCATTTATATCTTCTTTGGTATCTTCTTTGGTATCTTCTTTGGTATCTTCTTTGATATCTTCTTTGATATCTTCTACTTTTATTTCTTCATTTTTATTTATTGTATCATCTTCTGAAATAATTATATTTTCATCATTTAATGATTCATATTTTCGTTCTTTTAATTTTTGCTCCATAATTTCATCTAAATTTGAAATTGGTTCATCTATTTTATCAGAAAAATCAATTGTTTCAGGTGTGAAAACTTTCATAGAATTTTGAAAATCTATTTCTTTTTTTTTCAATTCATTATTAAATAATTCTTGTTTTTCCTTTTTTATATCTTTAATTAAAACAGGTTCTTTTTTCATTAACTTATTATTTACTAATTTAATTAAACTTTTATTTTTACTTATTACTGAAGAATTTTTATTTTCATTTTCTATAATTTTTATACAATCTTCAAATAATTCTCTTGTATTTTCAAATTTATCAGCTACACTTTTTTTAAAAAATTCATTATCCATTAGTATTCCCCATACTAATCCTTTATTTCTTGTAGATTCAAATTGAACTTCCATTATATATAAAATATTTATTGTTTTAAATATAATTTTTACATAATTTAATTAAAATACTCTATTAATTGAAGTTAAATTATTAAATTGATTTAAAAATAATAAATATATATACATAACAATAATAACAAAAATGGTTAAATATTCATGCGAACAATGCGAAACAAAATTAAAAAAAAAGTTGATTGTTGAAAATAAAAAAATAAATGTTAATATAGAATTTATGGATACTATCAGTAATAAATCACCTTTAAGATATCCAGGAGGAAAAACACGAGCATGTAAAATATTAGAAACTATTATGAAACAACATTTTAGTATAAGTAATTTTAATAATTTAATATCACCCTTCTTTGGTGGTGGTTCATTTGAATTTCATATTCAAAATAATTATCAGCTAAATATTATTGCAAATGATAAATTTACACCTCTTTATAATTTTTGGAATATTTGCAAAAATAACAAAGAAAACTTATGTATTCAACTTAATAAAAAAATAGATATGATAGATAAAGATAATTTCACTTCCTTAAGAGAACAAATAATGGAAGAAAAGAATCAACTTAATCAAAGTATAATGTATTTTATTATCAACCGTTGCTCCTTTAGTGGTGCAACATTATCTGGAGGATTTTCATTAGAAGCTTCTAAAAAAAGATTCACAAAATCTTCCATTGAAAGAATTCAAAAGTTAGATCTAAGAAAGTTTAATATTTATAATTTTGATTTTGAAGATTTTATTAATGCTAATCAAGATACAAAAAATCTGATATTTTTAGACCCACCTTATTATTTAGAAAAAGCATCTACTTTATATGGAAATAATGGAGATATGCATGATACATTTGACCATAATAAATTATATGAATGCTTATTAACAAAGAAAAATTGGTTTATGACATATAATAATTGTGAATATATAAGAAATTTATATAAAAATTTTAAAATTATTGAGACTAATTGGAGTTATGGAATGAATAAATCTAAAGAATCTTCAGAAATTGTTATTATTTGTCAAAATTAAATTTTATATATTAGAGATGCAGGTAGTTTATCTAACTATATTAATTTAAATCAATTTTTATAAATTGTTGAATTAAATTAAAACACTCTATTAAAATATTTATCTCTATAGGTTTGCATTTCTTCATCACTAACTACATCATTCTTAAAAAATTTCCAATCTTTTTTTTCTGTTAACATATTTATTAAAAAATATAATGAATACATTCCGCATTCTGTATTTTTTTTTTGATGTTCATGTGGGTAAGATTCATCAAAGTCAATAATAAAAGTATTATTTATTTTTTTACCCTGTTCTTGTATATTATGAACTAATTTCATCAATTGTTTTGGTATTTTAGAACCAGCACTATCAAAATAATATAATTTTTTATCAATTATATCTAAAAACATAGAGACCCAATGAGAACCACCTTTTGTATGTGGGTCTAAATTAAATATAAATCCTATTTTTTTTTTATTTTTTTTTATCATTTTATTCAAATTAAAATTACATATTTCAGGCCAAACACATGTATTATCATCTTCAATGAAATCATAATCTATTGGTGAAGGACCTAAAAATACAAAATCACTATATGCATCTTCATACTGTTTCATACTTTCACTTATTTCATCACTACTTAACCATTCTGTTGGGTTATTTTTCCACTCATCTGGCATTTTTGGTTTAAAATTTTCAAATAATAAATCATTTAATAAATTCTTATCTGTTATTAAATTTCTAACCATACATATTTCTGAATTACAAGAATTATTTAATTTTTTTTTCAACTCAAACCATATTTCTCTAGAATTATTTGATTTTATTTGTTTATTTTCATCCATTTTATTTCTTTTATTCCATTGTTTTTTTAAATAATAAATATTATTATTAGATAAACAGGTATCTGCTGTATTTTTATTTTTTAATGATTTTGGACTGCATTTGGCTTTTATAAATTTCTTTTTTGTTTTAGTTTTTGATGACATTCTTAATATATTAATATATAATAAAAATTAATATATTTTTAATTTCTTTGAAATCTGGTATAATTATTAAATAAATAATCTTCCTTTTTTACATTTTTATTATTTTTATATGAATGAGTTTTAAATAACAATCCATGATTATCTTTATATGGGGTTGTTTGTATAGTTGGTTCTACATATAAATCACTATTACTATTTGGAACAAAATTAGATTGATCGCATTTTTGCAATGCAAAAAATTGATTTCTAAGACTACTTTCAAAATCAACATTTTGCATAAACCCTTGTATTGGTCCCCTAGAAGTTCCAGGATGCATACCAGCACTATAATTATAATCTAATTTATTTGAAATATTAGTATCAATATTTTGCATAGTTGGTGTTGTTGGAAATTTTTGGAATTTAGTTGAATATGGTATTAAAGGATATAATACATCTAAATGTTTATTTGAAATATTTCTTTCATACATTCTTTTATTAATAACTTCTTCACTCATCTTATATATTATATATATAATATTTAATAACTCATTTTAATTTTATAAATAATATAAAATATAAATAGACCATAAAAATTCTTAGATAAAGTATCAAGAAAATTATATGATATATTTTTATATTTATATGAAAACAAGAATGATATACCGTATAATGACCATACAAAAAACATAAAATAAAACAAATATAAATTTGTTAAATTATCTACTGCATATTTTATATAAATTAAATAAAAGGTTAGACCGAAAAATAAAAATCCCATAAAAAATGAAAGCCATTTATTTATAGCTTTTATTTCTCCAAAATAACCAAATATTAGCATCAAAGCATTAAAAATCAGAATATAATTTATTAAATTATAATCTTTTAAATAAATGTCATATGATGATATTTGCTTTTTTGATTTTTTTTCATTATTTTCTTCGTATCCTTCTTTTGCTCTAATATTGTTATACTCCATAAAAAATATAGTAGTTAATAGCATAGTAGGTGTTGTTATAATCCAATCAAAATATCTCACAGGTGTTATTAATGTTTCAGATGCACTATTTAATGCAAAAATTAACCAAATATAAAAAGAGAATTCTATGAATTGTACAACTGTTTCTAAAATTAAAATTTCTGTTAAAATATAATCTTCTGGTTTTAATTTTATAAAAATACCTGCAAATGTAATTAAACCAGTTATTATCTGAATAATTAAGGAAATGTAAGCACTTTGTAAAATATCAATATTCATATTATATTATATAAACATATATTATGAAGGCTATTTATCAAAATATATTTTTAATTTTACTAGCTATTTTATATATTTTATATTTTTCAATATTATTAGGTTTCGGTGATAAAAATAAGAACTTAATGAATAGTATACAATTTTGGTTAAAAATTTATATAGGTATTTATTTAATTGTTATGTATAATCCTTTTACTAAATCAACATTTACAGATATAGATAGAAGAATTGTTTTTTCATGCGCACTTTTTTTACTTTCTACTATAACAATTACTGAAATATATTATAATTACAATTATGTTTTAGATAATATAAAAAAATTAAAATTCCTTTAAGCAATTATAAATTTGTTTTGTTACTATTTCATCTAATTCATGTTCTTGTTTTGTTTTTTTTTTGAAGTAATATTGACTTATATAACTTTTCATAAATTTTTTAAAATGTTCCTCATCTTTTACTGGAAAAATAGGATTTTTTAAATACCTATCTATTATTTCACTATTTGAAAAATAGTAATGGTATGGTTTTATATATATATAATATACATTTTCGTGTATCATTTGTTCATGATGAACATCATCTATAAAACAAACTTGTGTATTTTTTGGTAATCTAGCACATTTAACCAAATCATCATAGTTTTTTTCATGACTTGTTCTAAATAATTCAATTCGTTTTTCTTCAACCATGAAAGCACATATGCATTTATCAAATAAACTATCTGATATATTTAATTTATAATCAAAATATTTACTTATTTGTGTAGTCCATGATTTAGGTCCTTGATTATTAGTATAAATGCATACTTTTTTATAATCACCCTTCTTTTTTTTATTGTAAATATATTTGCAAATCTCCATAATTAAAGGTCTTAAATATTCTGGATATAAATCTAAGAGCTTATTAAATTCATTTTGCGTTAGTATTTTAGAAGAACCTTTAAAATATTTACATAATGCATCATAAAATACACTTAATTGTTGAAAGCACCCCAATGTTTCATCCATATCAAATACAACAACCTTATTTATCATTTATATATATATTTATTTTAAAAATAAAATATATACATATATTAAATTATATGAAACTTTCAAAATCAGATTATAAAAAAATATTGAATTATTATAAATTATCTATTCCAAAAAATAAATCAACATTGAAAGAAAAAGCCGAAGATATATTGGCTAGTAAATTATGCAAGTGTATTAATAAAGTTTCTAGAAAAAATGGTGGAAATAAAGCTAAAAGTGTAGGATTATGTAGAAGAAGTGTACTTAAAAAGAAAAGTTTGAAAGCATTTCGTTTTAAATGCAAAAATAAACCTAAATTGTTAACAAAAAAAAATAGAGGTAAATTAGAAAAAATAAATTAAAATTAAAATGTTCAATTATTTATAAATGGGTGCTGGAGTATTACCTGTTGCACTATATAAAAAAAAGCTTTTCTTTTTATTAGGAAAAGAAAATGAATATAATGACCAAGGATGGTCTGATTTTGGTGGAGGTAGAGAAAATAATGAATCTGATTTTGAAACTGCAGTAAGAGAAGGATATGAAGAATTAAATGGATTTTTAGGTACAAAGAAAGCTATGAAAAAAATGTTAGAAAGTAAGTTGATTACAACTGTTAATGAACAGTACTATACATCTTACTTAGTTAAAGTTGAATATGATGACAAATTACCATTTTATTTTAATAATCATTTTAAATTTATAAAAAATAATTTAAATCATTTAATTAAAGATAATAATGGTATGTTTGAAAAACAAAAAATAAAATGGTTTACAATAGATGAATTAAAAAATGAAAAAAATTATAGAAATTATTATTTAAAACTAATAATAGCAATATTAAAAAAAACAGATAGGATATTAGATATTATGAATAATATTTAAAGTTTATTTATTATTAATATTACGTATGAGTAATATTAATTATATTAAAAATAAATATGCATATGTTTTAAAATCTATTAAAAAAGATACTACATTAAAACCAATATTGAATGATTTAAAAGGTAAAACTTTTTTGATTTCTGGTGCATCAAGAGGTATTGGATATAACATTGCAAAAAAATTGGCATTATCTGGAGCAAACATATCTATTATTGGAAAAACACAACAAAGACATCCGAAATTAACTGGTACTATTTATAATGCTGCAGAAAGAATAAATGATGTTGCACGTAGAGTATGTTGTCATCCAATTGCATGTGATATTAGAATACCTAAGCAAATTGATTTTGCAATCAATGACACTATTGATATGTTTGGAAAAATAGATGGGGTTGTTTTAAATGCAAGTGCTTTAGTTTTGAAAAATACATTAGAGCAAAGTGATAAAGAAGTTGATTTACTAAGTTCTGTTAATATCAACGGAACATATTTAATGGGAAAAAAATGCTTAAAACATATTAAAAATTCTACTCATCCTTCAGTATTAGTTATTGCACCTCCAATTGAAATGTTGAATAATGATGATTGGTGGATAAATCATTTATATTATAGTATGTCAAAATTTAATATGTCAATTATGGCAAAATTTTGGAATAAAGAATTTCCAAATGTATCAGTTAATACACTATGGCCAAGAACAACTATAGCAACCGCTCCTGTAAAAAATTTATTAGGAGGAACTGAAATGATGAATATATCACGAAAAACAGATATAATGGGGGATGCTGCAGAAATAATATTAAAAGCAGACCCAAAAATATGTAATGGTAAAAATTTTATAGATGATGAAGTAATTGCATCAATGGATATTGATGTTGAAAAATATAGGTATAATAACTATAAAAAAGAAAAAGATTTAATGCCTGATTTTTTTTGTTAACAAAATTTTATTATTTTTATTAATTATTTATTTATTAGTAAATAATTAGTAATTTATAGATTTATTCATTTTTAATAATAACTTCACTTTTAATATTTTCTATTATTTTATCAACATCATTTTCATTTTTAGTTATTGAATTTTCTATAATTTGCATATATTCTGAATTTTTAAATGTTCCATTATCAATACATTCTGGATTTTCATCAACCCAATTTGGTATTTGTTTAAAGTTATTTTTTCCAACATGTTCTATTGCTTTTTTTATATTTTTATCATCTGTTTCTTTATCCCATATATCATTTTCTTTAACATATATATTTTCATCATTTTGTACACAATGAATAGGTCTTTTTGTTAATTCCAAACTATTTAAACCATTTCTGAAAATTTGTGATATTCCTTCAACATAACCTAATTTACCAGTTGTTTCTAGGTCTTCTAGTTGTAATTTCAAAGAATCTACAAAATCCATTAAATTCAATGCGTCTTTGCATTTATCATTTAAAAATACATTTATATTGAATTGATTATTATTATTAGTAGTATTATTTATAATTTTATTTTCAGATACTAATGGTATTAATTTATCTAATTGTTCATCTTTCTTTTTGATTAATTCCATAGATTGAATTAATAATTCTTTGTAATTAACATTTTCATTATTATCATTTTTTCTGGAATTGTCAAAATTCTCCGATTTTTCTATATTTTCCAAATTTTCCAAATTTTCCAAATTTTCCAAATTTTCTGGAAATTTTCCGAAATTTTCCAAATTTTCCGAAAAATTTTCAATGATGAATTTGCATTTTTTTTTATGGTTATAAAGTGAAGCCCTATGTGAATAACTTTTCCCACACAAACAGGTGTGGCGAATTTTGTGTTGTATTTTTGTTGTATTTGTTGTATTATGCTTTTTGCTCTCAAGATGTTTTTTAAAATCACTCAAACGACTGCATGAATAATCACACTTTTCACAAAAGTAATTTGAGTGAGAATTTTTGAGAATTTTTGTTGTATTTTTCATATAATAATACAACAAAAAATTCTCTAAATCTATTTTGCCCCAAATTTTTTTTTTTTCTGTTGGTAAGGAGCTATTTTTTTTTTTTCAAAAAACTGCTAGGTATCAGTCAGACGCCGATTTTTCTTTTTTTTTTGCAAAACTTTTTTGAAAATTTGGGGTTTTTTTGAAATTTTTTTTTTATAAAGTGAATTTTTCAAATAGTTTCGAAAAAAAAAAAAAAAAAA